CAATGGACAAGATTGAGGAAGCGTTCCACGAGCAGGAGCGCAAAGCACACGAGGTGCATAACGACAAGGATGGTTCGCTCAAGCGCATGGCATTGAACCGAGTGCTGATCAGATCGAGGCTAGAGCAGATGCACGCCGAGATCAGGACTCAGATGACCTGGAACACCCCGCAGGAGTTGGGTGATCTGTGGACCAGGTTCAACAGTATGTGGGAGCAAACACTGGAGGAACAGACTGAGGCCAGGCGAAAACAATTGGTGAAAGACAGAGAAGCCAGATGGCGACGAGACAGAATCCGCAACGCAATCAAAGACAACCTAATGGGACTCGCGGTGTTTCTGGTTCTGGCTCTCGAACTGTGGGGGATACTGTGGACGATCCGATTGCATCAGCAGAACGCACTGCCCTCATGGTTGGGCTTCTGATCACCATGACCATTATCCTTTGCATGACCATTGGCGTTGTGATTCTCAGTTTGAAACTAAAACAGGAACGTGATGTGAATGAAATCCTGAAGGCCAAGATTGTTGGGAGATTGATCCAATGCCCATGAGATTCCTGTTGCTGGCTGTGCTGGTACTGGTAGGATGCCAGGACAGATACAGATACACCTGCCAAAACCCTGACAAGTTCAACTTGCCTGAATGTCAGAAGCCTCGATGTCTGTTCACGCAGACCTGTCCTGAGTACCTGGTTGCCCCTATCTTGGAGAAGAAAATTGAGCAACAACAACCCCAACCCAACCCCGCTAACACCAGCGGAAATTGAGGTCAGAGTCTGGGCATTTGTCGTTGGGATCGTGACGGTGATCCTGGCTGGCATTGTGTTCTTCATGCTGTACAGCGTGACGTTCGTGACTCAGCCTATCAAGTCTATGGCTCCTATCGACCAGGGCTACCTGAAGATGCTGAACGACATCGTTCTGCTGATCGTGGGTGGCATTGGTGGCGTGATGACCAAGAGAGCAGTAGGGGCGGTGGGCAGTCTGGGTACACCTCCTGCTCAACCTCCAGCACCGCCTGCACCTGCACCCCAAGGAGGGTCACAGCCCCCTCTCCAGCAAGCCGTGACTGGCGGCTTGTTTGGTAATGCAATGGGTGCGATGCCAGTCTTTATCAATCCCGAACTGGATGAGTCCTGGACTCCTCCTCCCCCGCCTAGCACTCCACCTGAACACATGGAGTCTGACCAATATCGTGAGCGCATTGCCGCTGCAAGACTGGAGGCTGGCACATGATCCGTCTACCCAACCCTTGGATGATTCTTGGAGCCATTGCCGTGGTGACCGGGGTTTACTGGTACGGTCACTCTGCCGGGTGGAGCAAGCGTGATCAGGAAATGCAGGCTGAGATTGCTGCCAAGAACGCAGAGTCCAGGGCAACCGAGATCAAGCTGAACGAGGAAATCAATGCGAACGCATCTAAACTAGCGGAGGCTAACAATGCAATCACTGAAAAACAAACTGCTCTTGATCGTGCTATTCGTGCTGGCAGGGTGCGCGTCTCGCAACCCGCCACCAGTTGTGTACCAACCCCCGCAAGTCCCGCCCCTGCCCCCGGAGATCGGGACCAAGCGCCAAGCCAACCTGACCGAGCGCCTGACCAACCTTCTGATTCCGAGCGAGAAACCCTCGCCGCAATCGCAGCCCTCATTGCAGAAGCCGACAAGCACATCAACCAACTCAACGCCTGCATCGACAGCTACAACAAAGTGAGGGAGCAGTTGAATGGTAAACGCTGAACAACTCCAGAGACTTCACATTGGTGCTGAGTGGGTTGATGCGCTGAACTCCACGTTTGCCAAGTTCAATATCAACAGCCCCAGGCAGCAGGCCGCATTCATTGGACAGTGTGGTCACGAGTGTGGTCACTTCAAAATCCTGCAAGAGAACTTAAACTACCGAGCCGCAACGCTGATGAAGCTGTGGCCCAAACGATTCCCGACTCAAGAGATAGCAGATCAGTATGCTGGAAACCCTAAGAAGATTGCCAACATGGTTTACGCCAACCGCATGGGTAACCGTGACGAGGCATCCGGTGATGGTTATCGTTTCCGTGGTCGTGGCTGTATTCAGCTTACAGGCCATGCCAATTATTTCCATGCTGGCAAGGCTCTGGGAATTGACTTTGTATTACAGCCCGATCTGGTCGCAACTCCTGCTTATGCGGCACTGACCGCAGGATGGTTCTGGTCAACCCACGACTGCAACAACCTGGCTGAGAACAGCAACTGGACTGGCCTGACCAAGAAGATCAATGGCGGGACCATTGGATTGCAGGACCGCATTGCCCACACTGAGCAGGCTTTGCAAGTCCTGTCTGCTTAATCCTTGCCGAGCAACCAGATGTGGAAGTCTTCCGGGACTTTCCCTTCTTTCTGGCACTGATGGCAATACTCCTGGTATTGCTGGTCAAGAGCAGCCCAATCAGTTGACTCCATCTTCACCTCCTTGAGCGCCCAGACGCTTGAGCCGCTTGGTATAGTCGCCAACCAGTTCAGACTTGTGGGCAATATCCATACGGTCCACGTTCATCTCATTGGCCTCACGCAGTTCACGCATCTTGGTCATGCGTAACCGTGGGGTTATGCTGCCAGCCTTCTCGATCTGATCTCTGATGGTCATCATGGCATCGAACAAGTCTTGAGATGAACCATAGATTCGGTCTTCTTTCCCGGGTATAGCCATGCGGAACTGTGCCCCTGTTGATGGTTTGACAGGAGGGTCAATCATGTCCAGTGGGTTCTTTGGTGCTGGTCTGCTTCTGACCTCGTGGGTATTTGTCTCAGTATCGTTGTCGCCTTCTGTCGGGATGGCAAATGCCTGGAATGCTGCGTACTTGTATGCCGCAGACATGGCTTTGTTGGTAGCCTTGTCTCCAGAATCCATTGCCTCTCCGAATGTCTTGACTGTGTGCTTGCTACCATCCTCGGCAGACACAAAGTCGAACTCAGCTTCTACCGTGACGTAGAACAGGGCATTGCCCTTGGCGCTGGAACGCTCGACACACTCACGACTGATGACGCGAGGCAGAATGCAAAGACCATGTTCAGCCAGCAACGGAGAGATGGTGTTGTAGACATCATCAATGCCACGGAACTTGTAGCCACTGCCTTGGGTATTCAGTCGGTCTTTGGTGATGCCGATCTTGGACAGTTCGTTTTGAACTGCATTGATTGCTTGATAGACCTTCATTTCTTATCCTCGTTTTGTGCTTTAAAGATTGCGTATTCTGCTGATGTTTTCGAGCCTACCTCGATGGTCACCTTCATAATCTCGTCACCAGTAATCCAGATGGGCAGAGAGAAACTCTCTGGTACAGGCACATTGGCATTGGTGTAGGCAGTAACGGTACGAGCCACAATGTCGTTTGCTGCCTCATAGAGTTTGTGCATGGGGTGGTCAGTCGTGACCTTTGATTTAATTCTTGACGACTTCATTATTTGAGTTCCTTGATTGAGAGTGTTGATTGGCGCACTGAGTACGCTGCTTTTGCTGGTGTAATTTTTTCCTGAGTTTCCTTGTAGTGACGCATGGGCCATTTGATTTGCCACTTGCCACACTTAGCACTGCCAAACCCCTGCATCATCTCCTTGAGTTTCAGTTCCTTCTCGGCAACTTGATCCTCCATGCTTTTGATCTCAGCCTTCAGACCTATGATGGCGCTGGCAATACCCTCGTACTCGTCACCCAAATCAATGTCTTCGTCGTTGGCTGTGGGCCAGACTCGGTTTGCATCCTTGTTGTCAGCAGGCGGGTAGTAATCAAGTTCCCCGGTCTGACGGAACTTCTCAAGCCGCAACTCAAAGTCGTAGGCTAGGTTCTTGATGTGTTCCTGCGTTGCCTGATGGGGTTTGAACAGGAAGATGCGGAGTTCGATACCTGAGTACAGACACCCGATTGCTGCCCATTCCAGACCAGTACACATCATTACGCCTTGCACCTGGATAGGACCACGGTACAGCGGGAGGGATTCTTCTTGGTGGCTTCTGGTCAGCTTGGATTCCAGTACACCATTACCCTTGAGCGTGATCGAGTCACCGTCCACCACATAGATGCCGTTGGATGGATCGTGCTGGATGACGATCTCCTTGTCCACAAAGGCAATGGCATCAGCACTAGCACCGAGCGCCAGTTCAGGATGCTTGAACGCTTTGTCAGGCATCTCGTATCTGTCGATGCCAAGACGCTTGGCAATCTCCGCAATGATGGCAGGCTCAAGCAGGTTGCCCCAATCTGCCGCCTCGCCTGCTGGAGTACGAGCGTCCTCGCCAAGAATGGACTTGGCACAGAACATCAGGGTGTCGTTTGGTTTGGAGTAAGGACTCACTCCGAACAGGCTGGGCAGTTGACTGCACGACAGCATCTCGTCGCTGGTTAACTTAGGCATCTGTTTTCTCCACGATTTTGACAACTCGCTGTTGACGACCAGACTTACCGGGGCGAGTCAACCCGGTGTCTACGATGTAACCCTTGTCCAGCAGACTGCGGAATCTAGCAGTCACGCTGGAATAGGGGCGGTGGGACAGGATGCTCAGGACTTCATCCTGAATACAGCCATCAGGATGGAGCGCAATGGTGCTGTACACCAGTTGCTCCATTGATGCGGTATCGACGCTTGCAGCGGCCTCTATGGACGTTACAGGGGCATCTTTGCGTACCAGCTTCTGCCAGAGAGTTCCGAAAGTCATAGCGGTGCATCCTCGTAGTCATCAAGGCCAAAGGGAATGTCGCCAATGGGCGGCGTTTTGATGGGTTGGGTAGGGAAAGGCCAGTTCACTCTTGCTCCATAGTTGGAAGTTAAAGATTACGCTGATTGCTATCAACGTGAAAGCACTATACCACAGAGGCAACCATGCAAGAACATAGGTGTTTTCCCTAGTTGTTTGATTTCACAATGAAAGCACTACAATGCCACACATGAAACACTTTATCAAGCCCAAGATCAAGGTCATCCCGGTGATGGTTCGCATCCGACCGCAAGCAAAAGAACTGCTTGTTGCCGCCTCGCAGGATCAGCGCCGCAGTCAAGCCAGCATCGTCGAGGAGTTGATCATTGACGGACTGGCTCGGAAGTACAGCAGTTTGGATGTTCGTTTGTCAGCCATGTTGAAAGGTCAAGATGAATCAACTCAAGTGGGAACCCCCTCCGGGGACTAAGGTCACGATGCCTAGTGTCCTGATCACGGACAAGAACTATCAGTTCACTAGGGAGGCAGATGTGCAGGCAACCTGGAAGCGTTTTGGTTGGGTTCCACCGGAGCCTAAACCACAAAGAGGGAATGATGAATGAGTTGGCTCTTTTCGCAGGCGCTGGTGGAGGAATACTTGGGGGAAAACTCCTTGGATGGAGAACAGTCTGCGCTGTTGAATGGGAACCTTATCCCGCAAGCGTACTGTGCGCCCGACAAAATGACGGTCTTCTCCCGCCTTTCCCGATTTGGGATGACGTTCAAACCTTTGACGGAAA